TGATGAGCTCTCACTCAGGGTATGGAGCTTGCCATAATAGACATAGACATCTTCCTCATTGCCGGGTGTGCTATCGGTGAGCAGGGTCAGGGTGTCGCCCCAAAGGCTGAAGCGAACATACTGTGGCGGGTAGTTTCCCACTGGGTACTCCACGGCCTCGATGGCGACCAGGTCAGTGAGGCTGACGATGGAAAGCTCGCGGCTGCCGGCGGTGGTATTTAAGGTAGCCTTGGCCTCCAAAGGGACGGCGATGCTCAACTCCTTCACCGCGTGTTCGATGTGGCGATTTAGCTCATCGTCCGTCCAGCGATAGTTATTGGCGTCCTCATCATGTAGGTCCTGGCGTAGTCTGGCCCTCATGTCCGCTAGGTTCATATCCCCTCCTTGCCGTTTCGCTTAATCATCCCCTCTATCTACTCTCCTACACCACAAAGCCGTAAGCCACCGCGGATGCTGCTCCCCCCTCCTGTAAGTCGAGGTCTTCCACATCGAATGTAAGGGACATGCTACCGCTTATACCAGCATTGGCTACCCCACTAACATATTCGTAGGCTGTCGTCCCACAAGTTATTGACAGGGTATCTAGCAAATTGGTTCTGCTAGCGTCCGAGTAAATCTTGCAGGTTAGTGTGGTTCCATCTCGCTCTATGGTGCAGTAATACGTTTTGGGAAGCTGGTCTACACCGATGTCGTAGGTATCCCCGTTATCGTTAGTGTAATCAGTTAGCGTTAAAGTATCGTGCCAACTCCCATTCGTATACATATAGACAGCAAGGCCCTCATTGTAGAGTCCCATACTGGTCAGAGTGTGTCGGCCATTATGCAAAGCCCAAAAAGCAGCCTTGGCATACTGGTCACTTCTGCTTGTCCACACTAACTTAACAAGATGCTCGAAATTACCGAAATGGTCAGAACCCTTGCTATCATCAACATAGGAGTTTCTGCCCCTCTCCATGGTAGATACCGCTATCTTTGAAGCAGTAACCGTCATGTCAGAGCCTTCGTCGACCTCGGTGTAATCGGTGAAGTCCTCAGTGGGGTCGGCTATGGGAGTGCCTTCTAAGGACTCAAGGGTTATCAGTTTAAGCTCATCAAGGCTCGAAGCACTGGCAGTTGTGGGCTGTTCTTTCAGAGTCGCCTTGTCACCGAACAGAGAGTGCCATGCCATCGGGCGTTCATCCTCACTTAGATTGCGCCACTCTTCATCAGAGTAATGAGCACGCCTGATACGAAGCCTGAGACTGTTCTGTTCTTGGAGAAGTGGGCGCAGCTTTTGTTTGTGCAGCTTTGCGTAGGTGGCCCACTTCTCTTTGTTGTTTTCCCAATCAGCACTAGCTATCGCACCTTGGGCATTATGATATAGCCTCGCCTGCTCTATGAGGTTGTAGACGCAGGTGAGTTTATCAGAGTCGGTTTTCGCCTCACTTGGATACGTTACAACTCCCATACTTCACCTTCTATTAGATCAACGCCTCTTTACAATGCAGCAGCACGGTCAGGTCCGCACCCTGGGTGCCACTGCCCACCTGGTCAACGTCCAAGGTTAGCTCTGCCCCAGCAGCCAAGGAGGTATCAGAAAAGACGTGGTTATCGTCCTCCATTGTCGCCCCAGCATCTACCTCCGGCCTGGTAGAGAACAGCGATACCCCACCTTCGTTTATATCCACAATCAACGATGCCCCTGTGGGCGCAGTCTTGACGTGAAGCTCCACATCCTCCACCGTAGTTATCCGCTTTAGCCTGAAGGTGGGGCCCTGCTCAGTCCCCGTAGCCACGTTCCCGCTGATAAACCATACATAGGTCCTGGGAACGTAAAGAATGTCGCCGCCCCCCGACTTATGCCGGGAAGCGTGGTCCTCGTTATGGTGTTGGTCGGAGGTAACACCTGTAAGGCTTGAGTGTGCCTTTTCAGTCAGGTTTGCCAGGGCATCGTGGGGAACCACTGTACCCAGGCCATGGCGGTCCGGGGTATCGTGCCTGGTGGTGTTGAGGTATTGAGAATGGTCATCATCCCCCAACCCATCCAGCGCCAGCCCATGATCCAGCTTGCCCCCGACACCGCTTCCGGATGATTGGTGGGTGTGGTCCTTCGGCTTTTGCAGGTCGGCAAGCTCACCACTCAGGCCGGCCACGCTGATTTCATCTCCTCCCCCATTCTGGTGACTAGAGGCGTGTGCGTTAGGGTCCCTGGGCTGACTGCTATCATCTAGCGTGGCGTCGGATATTTTGGCATTAAGGTTGGCTAGGGTTTCGGCACCATGCTCTGAGCCACCAAGGTTGTGTGTTTTGGGCGGTTGAGCATCAGCGAGTTCACCGCTTAAGCCCGCCACGCTGATTTCATCGGCACCAGCGTTCTGGTGGCTTGCGGCGTGTGCCTTGGGGTCATGATCTTGTACCTCGGCCTTAGTCGAGCCCTCTAGCTTCTCGGAGTTGTCCACGACGCCGTCCTCATCGGTGTCATAGACGGACTTGAGCATATCGCCGGCACCGCTGGGGGCATCAAACTCAAGCGCGTTTTCCACAGCGTTCACCTTGGCATATTTGCCTGCTTGCTCCGAATAGCTCCCCGGTGTATCTGAAAGCCCGAGGAATTCGGTAACGCCGCCTTCAGCGTATCCCTCACCGGCTAATTTTAGTGCCATCGTTGCCCCCTTTAACTGAGTACATAGTCAGCGCTGAGGCTGAAGGATGTGCCTGAGAATTCGGTCACCTTGAGAAAGATGATGGAGCCCCGGGCATCGGGCACCGCCAAAGCATAGCGGCTGGTTTGGGTGAATTGCCTCGAAGCCCCGCCGAACCACTTGGATTGGCGGGAGTTCCAGAAGATGACCTGCACCGTAAGGCTGGTGAAATCTACGCCGTCAACAGTTATGTCGAAGCGGCAGTATTCATAGCCAGTGCAATCGACGGCGCCACTGGTATCCTCCGGGTCGGCGGCATCGACTGCGGTAACACCGCTGCGATGCAATTTGGGCTCGGTTGTCTCATATATCGGACCTTTGGGGATCCCGTTTTGATCGATGCGTACATTTGCCATAGCTCACCCCCTGATCAGGCAGAGGGAGATAGAGCAAGGCTCTACCTCCCTCCTTCTAGTCGCGAACTCCAATGAGTTTCGCGAGCTTTATGGTGTTAAACAATGCAGTGGAGACGTACCACTTGACCCTGGTCCTGGATGCGTCCCTGGTCTCCAAGCTGCCCACTCTCTCCACCTGGAGGCCTCCAGGGCTTGTGAGCCCGGCCACCGCACCCTCGCCGAACTGGAGGGCGTAGATAGTGGAGCAGTCCTCGGAGGTGCCCACTGTCTTATCGTCTGCGATCCAGTCGCAGACCCCGATGGGAGTGGCGTCGTAGTATTCCACCATCTGCCCGAACTGGTTGCGATCGGTGACCAGCACCCCGCCAGAGGCTCGGCTCAAAGCGGTGAGCTTGCGCCTCGAGCGCCGGCTCATGAGAAGCATTTCCGGCTTGCCGCCCTTGAGCTTGTCGATGAGCTCATCCAGCTTATCGAGGGTGAGGGTGTCTCCGTTGTCGCCCATGCTCACCGTCTGGTTGGCATCGCAGAGCACATCGATGCCATCGAAGGACTTGGCATCAACGCCGGTGTCGCCGTTGATGAAGGTGTCCTCGAACTTCTGCTGCAACGCCTTGGCCTTGAGCTGGACGATGGCGGCCTCCAAATCCTGGATGTTGCTCCTTGTTGCCTTGAGGAAGTTGTCGACATCGGCGTCGCCACCGAGGATCTTGAGCGTGGCGGTCATCTGGGTGAAGGTCGGCGTGGACTCGGCCCAGGTATCGCCAACGCCATAGAAGGCTGTGCTAGCTGCTTCGTTCTCCTGGTTGTAGGTCAGCCCATTCCCCACGATCTCGATGAAGGGAAGGGTTTGCAGGATGGGGCTATCGTAGATGATGGTCTCGATAACCCCCACCAGCAAGACGTCGTTGGAAAGTTTTGCTGCTTCGGCTAAAGTAATTGCCATTTTTTCTCCTTTCTAAAGTCTAACCCTGCTGCTGTGCTAGGGC